GCGCTAGCTGTTTCACTACCTATCATTTCTGGAACTTGTTCAAGATTGAACTGGTAATTATCTGATGTAGTCAATAATTTCTTTTTCGTTAAAAACATCAGTGTCAATCTGATTGCTTCTGGATCTTCATCTATTAAGAGAGAAAGTTCTTCAGCTAGATCCTCTGCCAATCCCTCAAAATATAGTTTCCCTTGTTCTGCTAAACTTGCAAGCATCATTTTCAGGTAGATGATTGTGATTTCTTCCCCACCTGGAAGCTTCCTCATGAGCTTCATTTCCTTCGAGTTAAAAAAATCGTCTTTCAATTGTAGCCAATAGTACCTCCGATTTTCAGTTACCATATTAAGCCTCCGCATTCGAAAATTTTGCATATTCCTTGTGGAAAAACAGCTTGACCGTTCCTAGACTGCCATGTCTATTTTTCTCAAGAATTAATTCTGTAACATTATCAGGTTCCTCCTGCTCCTCACGATTGTAGTAAGCTTCTCGATAGAGAAATGCGACTATATCAGCATCTTGCTCAATCGATCCTGACTCTCTCAAATCTGATAGAACGGGTCTTTTGTCATTTCGCTGTTCAACCCCACGAGAAAGTTGACTCAATGCAATTACTGGAACTTTCAATTCCTTGGCTAATATTTTTAATTGCCTTGAAATCTCAGACACTTCCTGTTGCCGATTTTCTCTTCCTCTACCAGTAATTAGTTGAAGATAGTCAATTACAATCAATCCAAGGCCACCAGTCTCTTGAGACAATCGCTTAGCTCTAGATCGAATTTCAGCAATCTGAATTCCTGCTGTATCGTCAATATAGATTTTTCCTTTTGCAAGTTGCTCTTGTGCCATGATCATCCTGCGCCATTCGCTTTCAGAGAGATTCCCTGTTCTGACATGATATGATGGAATCAAGCCTTCGGCTGACAGCATACGCTCTACAAGACTCTCTGCCCCCATTTCGAGAGAGAAAATTGCCACTGGTTTCCCAGCTCTTGTTGCCACATTTTGGGCGATATTAAGAGCAAAAGCTGTTTTTCCCATCGCTGGTCGTGCTGCAAGGATAATCAGATTGTCAGTATGTAGACCAGTCGTTATATTGTCAAAGTCTGTGAAACCTGTTGGTGTACCTGTTACATCACCGACACGCTGTGATCGCTCGTCAATAATTGACTGTGTGGAATCAATGACATCGATGATTGGACGAAATCCAGTCTGCTTGTCATTTGCTATATTTGATAATGCTTGCTCAGTCTGAACGAGTATGTCATTTAGATCTGATTGACCATCATATACGTTAGCTATCGTTTGATTGAGATCTTCAATAACCTTTCGTGCTCTCGCTTTTTCGGCTACAACCTTGGCATAATGCTCAATGTGAGCACTGGTTGGTACAGCATTGATGAGACTGGCTAAAAATGCCATTCCACCAATCCTTTCAAATTCGCCTATTGAATCAAGTGCTGATTTAACTGATACGGGGTCAATTGGTTCTCCTTTGTCTGCCAAACCTTCCATGATTTCAAAGACGATGCCATGTGATAGTTTGTAAAAACTTTCTTTTGTGAGGTATTCAGAAGCAATGAGGATCTTATCTGGATCGACAAATACTGATCCGATTACGGCTTGTTCAGCAAGAATATCGTGAGGCAGGATTGTATTATTTTCTGCCATAACTAACTCCTATCTGCGATAACCGAAGCGCATTGCTTCCCGTGCTTCTTGGATGCGTTGTTGTTCTTCAATCATTTTTTTGAGTTCACGTTTTGACTCTTTGCATCGTTCACTGATTGCGCTGATGATGATCATTTGAAATAGGACCACGATGATTAATACTCCGACTAAAATTTCTGCTAACATGTTAATTCCTCCAATGTTCTTTTCTAAAAATAATTCCTATGTTATAATTAAGTTATAGTTCTTTCAAAGCGCCTTTTTCAAAGGGTGCTTTTTATTTTTGTAGTGTTCGACAGAATCGCTGAACATCTTCCAAATTGTAGAGATACTTCCCGCCCTTTCCGGACTGTTGGAATTGAAATTTCCCTTGGTCTCTCCACTCTTCTAGTTTAGTTCTACCCCATCCGGTTGCTTCCTGTAGCTGTTTGATCGGCACCCATGTAATATGTCTGCTTGATCTGCGCTTAGCTTCTTCCATAGCTTTGATGTTGAGTGAAACCAGCTCTTCAAAGAGTTTATCTTTAAATTCAGTTCCAAATAATTCTAGAACCATGTAAGCCTCCTTACCCGACTAAACTCATCTGTCCGTTTCGGGCTTTGATTTCTAGCTTGGTATTTGCTGATGGCTCCCAACTATCCCAATAGTCGAAAGCTTTTTCCTCGTCCTTGCGCTTCAATAAGTCGTAGCGTGGAATACGGAAGTAGTCCTTGAAGTCTTTAGCAGCCTGTGAAAATACGGATTGTGCGAAATGTCGGTCACGGTATGCCTGGCTGTCTTTACCACCTAACAATGCCACGACTTTTTTCTTACGCATTTTTTCCAATGCCAGACAAACCGAAGGGTTGACCGGTTGCTCATTCTTCAGATAATCAACATCGGCTGATAAGATGGACTGGCCTTCTTTCAGCTTTTTCAATTCCTGGAGCGCATGGATCATTGCGTCTTCTACCACTAACTCGGTAGGTTGAATTGTCACTTCATTCATTATTCAAATTCTCCTTCTAAAATGTTGCTTTCTTTGCGGATATCGTTTAGGTCGTTAAAAAATCGAAGCCCTCGGCTGATAAAACTATCAAATTCATTTCGGATGATTCCGTCTGCTTTCAGAACTTTCTCTTCGTCTGCGTAGATTAGACCGCCCATACTTGCTAAAAAGTCATTACCCTTCTGCAATAGGCTTGTGATGTTCTTGTAGGCTGAGATTTGCTTCTGTACACTATTGAGTTGCCCTTGTGATTCTTCAATCGCTCGTGTCAATTCATCGTACTGAGAAGATTTCTTATCGACCTCTTCACGCTGGGACAGTGTGTCAGCAAGTTGCTTTTCGATGAATTCGGAGCGTTCTTCCATTGCCTTAACGGTTTTGGATAGTTCCTTATTCTTTTCTAGCAATTGCTTGTTTAGGTCCTGTGTGGCTTTGTAATCGTCCGGGATGACTTCCTTGATCTTTTCCTTAACTTCGATCTTAGAAGACTTGATTTTCTCGTTCTCAGCCCGTAGGCGTTCGTTCACTAGCTTGCTGAGTTTGAGCTTCTTTTTAACTTCCTGCAGTTCTCGCACTGTCGGAGTGTCGCCATCTTCAATGCGTTGGATCTGCTCTTCTTTCTCTTCTTCTGGAAGAGTTGCGATGAGGTAAAGTGCTGATGACCCTAAATCTGACAACGTTGTCAAATTTGGAAGTTGTTTAGCAACCGTCATCATTCTGTTTGCTTCTCGATAATGGATGCCTATTTTGTCAAGCCATTCTCCAAATTCCCCATGTACCAGGTTGTGCTCTTTTACATGATTCAAGCGTCTACCGATTTCCCAAATGGACTGGCCAGCTATTTGCTTGTGGTGACTGATTTCAAGTTCTATCTGAGATAGATTATTTGATAAAGTAATTTCGTTCACACGCTTTTTCCTTTCTAAATTTGATATAATAAAGATAATAAATCGATCGGAGAAATTTTATGATATTTCAAGCGAAAATTAATTCTTCTGTTTCTAGACCTGTAACCGTAGAAGATATTTGTCCAAATTGTAAAAAACCAACTAATCCAGATCTTGTGAACTCTTCTTATTTTTATCTCGGAGAAGATAAAACAAGCTTAGTATTAACATTTAGATGCTTAGGTTGTATGCACTTCTGGACAGAGGAGTTTATAGCTACAAAATATTCATCCAACAACTACGCTGAAAAATACAGAATCGTACCTATCAAAGTAATTCCTAATCTTCCAAGCGATATACCTATATCTGACGATGTAGAAATAGTTTCTCCAATTGGTAAGCAAATCTATGTCCAAGCTCTGAAAGCTGAACACGAACAACTAGACCACATTGCAGGTATTGGATATCGTAAGGCACTTGAGTTCTTTGTTAAAGATTTCTCTATTGTTACAAACCCTGATGACGAAGATAAAATCATTAAAATGTCATTGAAACAAGTTATTGAAAAATATATCAAGGATGAAGACCTTAAAACATTTGCGCTTGCATCTGCTTATATCGGTAATGATGAAGGCCATTACTATAGAAATAATCCTGATAAAGATTTTAAAGATCTAAAGAACTACCTTCACGGAGTTATTCACTACATGGAAATGAAACTCAATTTTCTTGATGCTCAAGAGCTTGTGAATCGCTCAAAGAAATCTTAGAATCTAATTCATCCAACTTTTCAGCTATATATGTCACAGTCCTCAGTATTTCATTGAGGGCTGTTCTTTCTAGTTCGTTCATTCTTATCTCCTACTCTCCTAAATCAACCCAAGTCTCATCGATACCTAAGACGTCGCAGACTCGATTTTTAAGTCTGTCACTTCCTTTACCGTATTTCAGCAATTCTGAAATGGTGGGCTTCTTCACTCCGCAAGCACGAGCAAGATGCGTTTGTGTCATTCCTTCTGAATTCAATTTGTCTTTTACCAATTGAATCCATTTTTGATGTTGTTGACTCATCTCTGGTCCTCCTTTTTAAAATTTATTTAAAAAGTTAGCTAATTTCTTGACAAAAAACAATCTATAGATTAGAATTTAGGCATAGAGAAAAGACCTACTAAAAATGTAAATTTTACCTAACAAAACGGACGGCAATCAGTTTTTAAGGTTTTATTTTTTTAGTAGTGTTATTCGCTAACTCCTTAGCTTACGAATAATATTTTAAACTATAGTTTGTTGTTTGTCAACACTTTTCAAACAAAAGTTTAAATATTTTTTGTCATGCCTTAGAAAGGTTGATAAATCAATGTTTTCTTTATTCGAAAAAATAAAAGAACTTTGCCAAATGCGTGGAATTTCTATTAATTCACTTGAAGAAACACTTGGATATAGTAGAAATACAATCTATAGCATGAAAAACAAAAAGCCAAATGCTGAAAGATTGCAAGAAATTGCTGACTATTTTAATGTGTCTACCGACTACCTATTGGGACGCACAAATAATCCGAATATCGCAAAAGATGGTGATGCTTCTGCACCATTAGACCTCCGAGATATTGCTGCACAATCAATGTTATTCGATGGTAAACCGCTTACAGAAGAAGATATTGATTTTATTACAGCAGTTTTGGAGGCACATTTAAAAAATAAATAGAGGTGCACTTATGACTGTAAGAGAGCTTTGCGCCCAAGAGGGTGTAAACCTATGCTACTTTGACGGAAGTGATTGGCATAGTCCTGGTTTCTTTAATCCTACTTTGAACATTTTAGCGTTAGATATTAATTTATCAGTTGAAGATCAAAAGCAAGTTGCTTTGCACGAATTGGGTCACAAAGAGCATACTCCTGCTCAATATGAACTAAATAGAGAGTTGTGCGAATTGCAAGCGGATAGAAGCATGATTCATCACTTGCTAGAAGAAGAGTTGCAATTAATGGAAGATGTCAGAGATTTCAATTACATAAAATTTATGGAAAAGTACAAATTAAAGACCATTGCTGATGAAACAATGGTCAAAGACGAATATAATTCACTAATTAGTTAGAAGGAGATCAAATGGCTATTTTTGGGAAGAATAATGATGAAAAAGAAATTGCTCAAAAGCAGAAATACTACAATGATGCTTATCCTTATTTTGAAAAGAATAACATGCTAAATATTTTAGAAAAATATCCAGATCAGGCATCCTATATTGGGAATGTTATGGATAGTAAAGCTGTAGCAATAATGAATGCAAGCGGTCCAGGTGCGTTGGAAAAAGTTCAGATTCAACAAAATCAAATCTTGATCCAACAAAATGAGGAAATAATTGAGCTTTTAAAAAAGCTAAAATAAAATAATCTCCGTTTTCAAAAAAAGGAGAATGAAATACAATGGAAATAAAGTCTTATAAAAAGAAAAATGGCGATACAGCCTATAAGTTTAGGATCTATGTCGGTAAAGAAAATGGAAAGGACAAGTATGTAAAGCGTCAGGGCTTCCAGACAAAAGCTAAGGCAAGAGCAGCACTTCTCCAACTTCAAACTGACCTTAAAAATAGCGAGGAAATCACTGTCAAGGAAATCACTGTTGAGGAAGTCGCTGAAAAATGGCTCAAAGAATATGCTGACACAGTACAGGATAGCACATACATCAAGACCGAACGGAATATAAAAAATCATATCTATCCGGCTTTAGGAGATCAGAAGATTTCTGCTCTCACTCCTCTGCAACTTCAGGAACAAGTCAATGACTGGTCCAAAAAACTTGTTTACGGACGTAAAATGAAAGGCTTGATGAATAACATATGTAAGTACGCTATCAGACACGGCTACATTTCAACTAATCCGGTTGAGAGTGTAACGACGCTTGTCAGAAAACAAGCAGATACAGATAGCGATTTTTACGACAAGGAGGAACTGAAATCTTTCCTTGAGTTGGTAGACCAAACAGATGAACTGAGAAAGAAAGTCCTCTTTCGTCTTCTAGCCTTCACAGGGGCTCGAAAAGGGGAGGTTTTAGCCCTCAAATGGGAAGACTGGACCAATAACACTCTGAGCATAAATAAAGCCATTACGAGAGGATTTGACGGGGAATCTGTCGGTCCTACAAAAAACAAAAGTAGCAACCGATTGATCAGCTTGGACGAAAAGACAAGTGAACTGCTCACAGAGTGGAGAGAAATGAATCCTACTACTACTTTTATCTTTGAGAATGAATTAGGAAAACCAATACCAGGAACACTACCGCGTAAATGGCTCCAACAAATTGTCAAAGATTCGGATGTGCGTCCGATTAGGATCCACGGCTTCCGACACACACATGCCAGCCTATGCTTTGAAGCTGGAATGACACTCAAACAAGTCCAGTATAGACTTGGACACTCGGACCTAAAGACAACCATGAACATCTATACTCACATCACCAGAGAGGCTAAAGATGATATTGGCGAAAAGTTCGCAAACTATATTGATTTTTAGACAAATAACATAAAAACAGACCCTTTGGATAAAAAAGGGTCTGTTTTTGGGTCTGCCAGTTCCAAAAAGGTTCAAAAAGGAATAGAAAATATAAAACAAAAAACGTTGTTTTTACAACGTTTTAGAAAATTTTAGAAAGCTTTAGAAATTATAGATGGAGCCGGTGGGAGTTTCTAAAACTCAATCATATCGCTGCTTTTAGATTTTAGGGTCTGTTTTAGGTACTGACTTCTAAAACTCCACAAGTTCATTGCTCACATTGTTAGTTTAGCATAGCTTTCAAGAAAGTTCAAGTTTTATTTTTTTATCTTAGATATAAAAGGAAGTCATTTAATAGGAAAAGATTTTTTGATAATTGTTTGAGGTTATAACAGACATTTCTGATTTTTTCCGTTATAACAGAAAAAAGCCCTCCTTTCGGAAGGCTGTCATTTCTTATTTAAAAGATCCAAAGTCTGTGATGCGTTGTCCATTTTCTGACTGTCCAACAGCCACATATCTACGATTTCCAGAACCGCCAATGTACGAGATCCAAATATAGCCATCATTGTCAAGCCATCCATCATAGTTGATTTCTTGACCTGCACTATATACAGCTACAATTTCAGCTCCAAGACCGGCTTCAGCTCGTACATTTAGAGCAGACACCTCAACAGTGAATGTCCCTGTTTCTGGATGGAATCCATTTGATTCAATTGTCAATGGTTCTGATGGTTCTGGCTGTTCAAATGCCACAGATGTGTCATCAGTTGGGAAATAGAACCATCCAACAATTCCATCAAAGTTGCGTGTGTTGTATCGTGCAGGACCTCCAACATAGAGTGAATCAGCATTGCCATCAATATTCTGTTCAATGGTTCTCATAGTGACTCCATCACTATCCTCAATCACAATTCCTGTGTGACCATAAGGATGGCCATACAGATAAGTTGTATCCATGACAAAGATGGCTCCTGCTCGTGGGTTGACTCCTACTGCATCATATACTACTTCATACCCTAACCCAGCGGCTGAATTAAGTAGGTCAATAGCATTTCCCCAGAGAGCTTTCCCGAAAAAGTTGATAGAAATTGAATTTGGTAAGTCAACACATTGGGTCCCGTACGCACCATCTGCATCGGCTCCAACACCTTGATTGGCCAAAGATTCTGAAAAACTTAAAATGTCATTTGTTGCTACCATTTTTGAACCTCATTTCTTCCATTGTTCATTGGCTTTTTTCACAGCGGCTTCAATGAATGTGTTTAATTGGTCATTTGTCAAATTGATGTTATATGCTTCTAGCCCTTCAATCAAGCTAGTTTTAGCATGCTCCATCTTATCCTTTCCGTGGATGTCCAATGTCCCTGCTACTTGTTCAGTAGCGTTCACAGCGTTCTTTGCAAGGATTTCAGCCACTTCAATGGCTTTCTTACCACCACGAGTCAAGAGGTATTTTTTAACCGCTTGAACGATGATTCCAACCATAACTACTAAAATACTCATTGAGCTGCTTGCTACAATATCAGTGATTTGATTCATTTTTCTTTTCTCCTTTTTTGATTAATTTACTAGGCTCTTCCAAGCCATCTTTTAACTGAAATTTCTCATGATCAATATTTTGTTTCACAAGACGATCTAGGCCAGGAATTTCAACTCCTAAAGCTGAGAGACTGGCAAGAATGCTTGAACCGTATGCTGCCATCATTGCGACAATAAAGGCATCAACTACGGGTCCAAGATTCATATATAGGGCGAATGGATAGCCAATGGCTGTAATTAAAATCATAGCTGTGTGACTTACTAGCCCTTTCCTCCATTTTCTGCTTGAGAACTCATGATAGGCCCATGCTCTAGCCACACCTAAAACGATATCTAGAGCCACAATGGCCATCAAGAGAAATACAATCATGTGTTCATCAATTCCGTGATCATAAAAGTCACGCACTACTTCGATAATTCCAAAGATTCCATCTGGTTCTTGATACATCAATCACACTCCTCTCAATTTATGATTCAGGTTGTGCTACTGGTTGGGTTTCAAGGTCTCCTGATGGTTTGTTTTGTTTTTCTTCTTTGGGAACTTCCCAATTATAGATTGCAAGCTTACCATTTTGAAGAAGTGGGCCTTTCAAGTCTTTGATTGATTCCCCGTTATATGTGAAATCATAATTGACTTGAACAAGAACACGTTTCCCTTCACTGAATTTTTCAGTGTGGTCTGGATCAATCAAGGTGAAGATGTCATGTTGTTTGTAAGTTTTACCTACTTGAGCAGCTTCTACAAGCTCAAGCGCTCGCTTGTAGAGTGTTGGATCCAGTGGATTGTCTTGATTGGTCACAGCTACAAGGACAGACCAGTCAGCAAGTGCTTTGTTATTTTGAATTAGGACATCTTTCTTTTCGTTTTCCTGAGTGAGTTCTTGAATTTTCTGAATAGCATCCTTATTGGCATCGACAGACTTATCAAGCTCTTTCTTGAGGGATACGATAGCGCCAGAAGGGTCTAGTTCCATTCGGACAAGATTTAGAACAGCATTCACAAGGGCTGTCTCTTCATCTCCCATGCGGTTATTTGGAAGGGATTCTTCAAATACCCGGTAAGGGTAATCTTGCTTGATGGAAACCTTTGTGGCATTAGCTACTGGATCATAGGATTTGAACTGTACTTTATAATTCATTAAGCATTTACCTCATTTTTATTCTTAACTTCTTCAAATAGGTCCTTCAAATCTTTGTCAGATTCTAGGACAGAGCGATAGATTTCTAGCTCTTGTGTGAGCTGATCTAGTTTTTCTTGTAGGTAAGTACATCGAGCCTTAAACTCAATCTCTCCGAGTGTTTTGTCGCCTAATTGCTTGTTTAATTCAGCAATCATAGCTAGTAGAATATTTTCGTTCATGTTAATTTCCTTTCTATTTAAAGCCATATTTATTGATGAGATTTGATTTTATATGATTTTGAACAGCTCCATTTTTTAGATCCCAACCATAACGAGCGAGAATACCAAAACAAGTCAAGATATCCCATAGATAGCCTCCTACATTTTGTGATCCTTTCCCAATAAATAGATCATCTATATAAGCTTTGCTAAAATGTTTATCGCCACGCCCTAAATTATGTTTAACGCCTTTTTCATTCATTGGAATCAAATAGCTATTTCCATCTTTAGTATTATTGTGAATAATCCAAGGACTTCTATACTGACCATTTGCATAGAATATGATTCGATCACCAACAAGTTCGTACAAAGATTCTTTTACATCATTCTTCGCTCCTGACCACAAGCGCATCCCAGCAAATGTTCCATTTTCTGTATTTTCAGTTTTGTCTTGATTTGTTCCTATGACGATTCTGGCAGCCTTATTGTCTCTTAGATACTCACCAATAAGACCAACTTGGTTAAATTTGATAAATTGTGAGGAGCTTGTATCATCGATTCTTCGAATTGTGCCAGTATTTGAAAATAGATTGATAGTCCCGTTATCTAAGTCAAATACTGTAGCCCCGTTGTTGGCACTCAATCGTCCACCTTGAATTCTTTCAGCAGCAATCTTGATGGAATTCAACTCAGTAATAAAAGCCTGTTGTGAAATCAGTTCTCTAATAAAAGCTTGATTTGATACAAATTTGTTGATCATGGCTGAATCTACTAACAACTTATCTGCTGTGACTGCATTGCTGGCCAGAATCTGAGTGGTTACTGATCCAGATTCCATGTGTCCTGTTCGAACGCTCTGAGATGCCAGATGCCTGCTTGTGATAGATCCATCGACTACCATATCACCTTTCACCTTAATCAATTGAGCGATCAAAGCGATTGCTTCAGGTTCCTGTACCAGCAATGAGCTGATGGTCCGACCATTAATGCTCTTTCCTGTACCAAATGAGATCTGACCATCTGTGATGTTGATGTCCGTTTTCTTGAGGACTCCATCAAATTGGCTGACAATTGTTGCCACTTGACCATCTACAGTCTGCTGATAGTTAGCAAAGCGCCCGTTGATGCTTTCCTTGAAATCATCCAACTTGTCATTGAGTACAGAGTTTTGACTGGATAGTTTCTGGTTAGTCTCATCTGCTTGAGCTTGAAGTTTAGAGTCAGTCTCTTGTGCTTGGTTAGCAATTTTTGTTGTGAGTGCTTGTTCCTGAGTTGCAAGTTTATTGTTTAGACCTTCTGTGGCATATCTCAGATTATTCCCGAACTCGGTTGAAAATGTTGAGAATTGGCCGTCAACAGTCTGCTTGTATTCAGCAAGTTTACTCTCAATTCGTAAGTTGATTGAATCAAGACTATTTGGACGATATGGAGGAAGTTTGCCCCCTTTGACTAACATTGGTTTTTGAATCCAAAATTCACCGTTATTCACAGCATAGATGTAGAATGGGAAGTTCCCACTTTTATCAAATTCAAAATCACGGTCAGCAGTGAAGTGGAATTCAGCTTTTAACCATCTATCTTTTGGAGTGTTCTTGTCTGCGAAAGTTTGTCCAAAAATACCTTGGTTGTTTGAATGCTTCTTCAATGTAAATACAAGACCTTTGTCAACCTCTACTCCAGACTTGATCATATATTCAAAACCTACAGAATAAGTCTCACCTTTTGCGATTTTGTCAATATACAAAGGGAAACATGGTCCAAGCCATGTATAGCTGGGAGAGCCTGAAATTTTCATTTTGAAGATGCCGTCTTCAGGCCTTGAAAACCTATT